TTGTGGTCGTGCCCGAAATGAAACTGTTAAGGGTTGTGATCCCTGCTGCTGCTTCCCCCGTAATGGTGGTTATGCTAGCACCCGACGGCATGAGCTCAAGTTTGGCTGCTATGCCCCGGGATTTGAAAGCATTTGTGAGCAAGTAATTTGCTCCTGGAAATGATGTATTGGTAACCGAGAAGGTGAGTGCTGTTGTGCTACCAGCAGCCGACGCCAACAACCCGTTACCTGTTGCCGGGCAAAACATCACGAATCCGCAGTTGATGGTCGCTCCAGTAGCTGGAGTGATCGTCGACACAAATGTTCGAAAATTGCCCAGCTCACCATCATAAACACCACTCTGAGGGATAGCACCTGAATCAGGGCTATGTAAAAGATGCGCATATCTCTCCTGGGGCGTCATGCCCTTAGGCGCCCTTGGCGCCTTGCCTCTACGTGGGGCTCCTCTTTTCTTCTTGACTTGCTGTTGCTGTCCATTCTTCTGAGATTTCTTTGCCATGTTAGAATTTTATATTTTGTATGTTTTTGTGTTCTTTGAACGGCTCGGCAGCGAAGACGGCCTCTGCAAACCAGTCTTCCATGATAAGTTGCTCGTCAGGGGCTATCCCGAAAGCTTTCCCGAAGCTTTCTCGGGTCAGCACATCCACCGGAGCTGAGCGTGACAAATGCCCAGCCCGCCTCTGAATTCGAGCTTGGTAGTGGATTCCACCACTAGTGTCCCTGTCCTTGCCTGTACGTCCGTGTCTTGTTCCCCACTGGTAAAAAGCCTGAAGCACCGGGATGCCTGCTGCCATTGACAACCCACAGAGGCCCACTGATCGAAGGTGCTCTAAGTAGCATTTGTTGTTCGCTACTTTCTCAGACCCGGCATAGTCCGTGTTAAGGGCTTTGCTGGGATTCCTCACCATCACCCATCCAGAGGGGGTCCAAACAGGACGAGACTGACAAAATTCCACCTGCTCGGGAAAATAAGCAGGGGGTTCGACCTTCATGCGAAGTCCCCAATTTGAGTACCACGATTCTAGGTCGGCAAGAGTGGACAGAGAACTTTCTGGCACAAACATGACCAAATCATCACCATCATTGACAACATCGCCCTCGATCCCATGCTCCAGGAAATACAACTTGGCTAGCAGACAAGATATTATGCAGTTGCCAAGACTGGTATTTTGATCCCCTGAGCATCTCATGGCGCCGATGTTAGCACGCAAGGTGCCGTCCTTGCAGAAAGCTCGACCGCGATTGTGAAGCTGGCACTTTAACAGCGCCGCCAACAGTCTGTCATAGTTGTAACAACCTAAATGCACCAAATGTTCCACTGAAAGCAGCACAGCCTTAATAGTTTGGTCAAATCGGCTAGCATCAAGGCCAACCGCGACGTAACCAGGCTTGAGCTTGCTGATAATCAGCTCCGCTTTCTCCTGCATGGTCATTCCCTTGGTTACAACTGATGACCCGGTGAAGAGTCCTCCAAGAGCATCAAAGATCTTGTGCTCGATTGGTCGAATGTATTTGCCAAGGAGATAGTTAAAGCCAAAATGTCTTGGCGAGACAATTCTGGGCACCTGCATCTTGCCCTCTTTCCAACAAGTGGACTCCCATTTAGTAAAAAACGAGAGCGAAGAGAGCTCTGAGAGCGACAGCTGCTTGGATGCAAGGTCAGAGCGGGCTTGTTCATACCGCTGCCTCTTGGAACCGGTCCGGGAAGCAATGAACTGCTCCCCCGTATCTCGATCGCAAGGTCCAACAGCATCAACAACCGCTTTGACCAATCCATGCAGATCACTCCCATCCCTAATGCAGGGTGGTGGCTTGGTACCAAGAGAGTCGGTGTAAAACACGCGCTCCTTCATACCAGTCACCACGTTATCTATCACCTTCCTGAATGGCGCAACTCTTATGGAAGAGAATTCATGCGCCACCCTCCAAAACCTCGCACCTCCGGGTTTCATGCACGTTCGAGTGCGCCAGCTCAGCCCTGAAGGTTTCGGAGCTGCGGAAACGCTGACGACAGACTCTACTTGTACACGACACCCCTACGCCACCAGATTGCCGCCCAAGCGGCCCAAGGAAGCGAGAAGTTCGTCCTCCTTCCTTTGCACGAGCTGCTTGTCGGTTATGTAAAACACCGCCGTGACCATACGGTCAATATTCTCATCTATGTCACGCGCAGTCACCCTCGCATCCTTCATCTCACGAACCATGAAGGACTTTGCGAGAGCGCGATTAGTAGCACTTGGAACTCGCTCATTATACTTGATACGCGCCTCCGAAATGACATGAGATAGATACGGAGCTGGGACACTACCCGCTCTGCCTGCCTCATGTACCACCTTCTTGCGCACAAGTATGCGTCGAGTCGCACCCGTGTGCGAACTACCCTTCCGCGAGGAAGCGGTGACCCTGGAACGGCAGCACGACGGACAAGACAGACCCGGGGGCCCATCATTGCCAGCCAGCGCACATTCAGGAGCCACATCAGAACTCTGCTCCTCCGGTACAGTTTCCACATCGACGAAATCATGCACTTCACCATCCATTGCTTCTCTACTAGAAGCTCGATAACCCTCTGCTTCCACAATAAGCTCTCCATAACCAAGGCTTGCAGCCTTACGAGTCTTTCGCCTTCGCCACCATACCACTGCCGCAAGGGCAGTGGTAACGCCGGCGGCGACGAGCCCAACGCCCGCGAGGACGCCATTGATGGAAGAGGGTTGCGGTTGAGTGGTCTTTGGTGGAAGCCTCTCAAACCAGTTGACACGGGAAAGTTCTTTTGCACGTCGTTTGGCACGAAAGTGTGCCCTGCGCTCATATTCAGCCTTTGCGACTTCAAACCTATGACACAGTTCATTGGGTATTTGCGTGATTTCAAACAGGAGGTTCATCTGGGAACTACGTCACCTTGAGAATGATGAAATAGC